ATCGGTCAGACAACTATCGGCTTTTCACCATACTTCCAAAAAATAATATCATTTGAGCCTAATCCTCCTGTCTACGAATGTCTCTTAAAAAATATAGAAGAACATAATTTAAAAAATGTAAATACATACCGTATCGGTATTGGTAATGTTGTAGAAAAAAGAGATTTTAAATACAATCCCAACAGGCCAGGAATAAGTCGATTTCTAGAAAACGGAGAAAAAGCAGGAGGTTCGGCTAGTAGGCGTACTAATATAAAAATAGACACTTTAGATCATTTTTTATCTAAAGATATAGAAGTCGATTTTATAAAAATAGACGTAGAAGGCTACGAAGAAAAAGTCGTCATCGGAGCCAAGAATCTTTTATTAAATCATAAACCTACCGTAGTCTTAGAAGTAAGGCCAGCACACGTTAAGACTCATAAACCCCGAATAGATAAATTTATGAGACAAATAGGATACACCTGTTTGTATAAAAGAAGAACCGATTATTATTATGTTCATGATTCCAAAGCAGAGAAAATTGTTACCCGTTTGCTTTCCGATAAGGAAAAAAATAACTGGGAATAAAATCGAAAATAACGATATATCGGGGTTTACAAACTTCCAATAACGATATATAATACTACCATCAAATGAAAATAAATTAAAACACTGAAAGCAATTTTCGGTGCAGGGGTCTTTTATGCAAAATACCATTAAAATTAATAAGAAAAAAGATAGCCTACTAACAGAATATGCTGTTGGTATGCTCAAAGATTTTTATATGAGAAAGAATGAATCGTCACCTCAAGAGGCATATGCTCGTGCAGCAAGTGCATGGGCAACTTTCCAGGGCAATACAGACGAACTTCTAGCTCAAAGATTATATAATGCAGTTTCAAACAAATGGTTTATGTTTGCCTCACCTGTTCTTTCGAATGCACCAAATGGTACAAAGAATGACAAAGGTATGCCTATATCTTGTTTCTTGACATATGTTCCAGATACGCTGGAAGGATTAATCGAACATACTTCAGAATTACGTTGGCTATCTGTTTATGGAGGTGGAGTTGGCGGTCATTGGAGTGACGTACGTACAGTATCTGATATTGCTCCTGGCCCTATGCCATTTCTACATACGGTAGATGCTGATATGATTGCATATCGCCAAGGACGTACCCGTAAAGGCTCATACGCAGCCTATATGGACGTTTCGCATCCGGATGTTATAGAATTCCTTAATATGCGTATACCGACTGGTGACGTACAGCGTAAGGCTCTTAATTTGCATAATGCTATTAATATCTCTGATGCATTTATGAATGCAGTTATAAATGATGAAGATTGGGATTTAAAAGATCCGAAGGACGATGAAGTAAAAGAAACAGTAAATGCACGTAAACTTTGGCAACGTATTATTGAAACACGTTTCCGTACTGGGGAGCCTTATTTAAACTTTATAGATATAGCAAATAAACATTTACCGCAGAATCTAAAAGATTTAGGATTAAAAATTCATGGTTCCAACTTGTGTAATGAAATTCATTTACCAACTTCTGCTGAACGCACTGCGGTCTGTTGTTTATCTTCTCTCAACCTTGAACTCTATGACGAGTGGAAGGATACTACTCTTGTCGAAGATCTTATCATTATGCTTGACAATGTCCTCGAGTATTTTATCGAAAATGCTCCTGATACAATTTCGAGAGCAAGGTTCTCTGCGGAACGTGAGAGATCTATCGGACTAGGTGCAATGGGTTTCCATTCACTCTTACAAAAGCACGGTGTTGCCTGGGAGAGTGATCATGCAAGAGAAATGAATAAAGTCGTATTTGAAGATATTCAGAAACGTGCTATTTCCCAGACAGAAAAGCTTGCGCAGGAGAGAGGTGAATATCCGGATGGTATTGGTACAGGTCGTCGTAATGCACACCTTATGGCTATTGCACCAAATGCATCATCTGGCATTATTCTTTCTACCTCACCGAGTATTGAACCAAGTAAGGCAAATGCATATACACATCGTACACGTGCAGGTTCTTTTCTTGTTAAGAACAAATACCTGGAAGAAGTATTAGAAAGGCACGGCGAAAATAACGAATCTATATGGACTTCTATTATTACAAATAAAGGTTCAGTACAACATCTACCATTCTTGACTGAAGGTGAAAAGGCAGTATTTAAGACAGCACAAGAGCTTGATCAAAATTGGGTAGTACAACATGCTGCAGATAGACAACCTTATATTTGTCAAGGTCAATCAGTAAACGTATTTTTCCCTGCTGGTGCAGAAAAATCGTATGTAAATAAAGTACATGTAAAAGCATGGAAGGAAGGACTAAAAGGTCTTTACTACTTACGTACGGAAGCAAAGCAACGTGCAGAAAATGTTTCTGAAAAAGTAGAACGTGTAGCACTACAGGGTGATGATCGTAATATCGTATATGGTAAGATCGATTGCCCATATTGTGCAAGAGCAAAAGAAGAACTTTCTTTACGTGGTATTCAGTTTGATTATATTGACCTAGAAGAAATTGGCAAGACCGCAGCAGAAGTTACAGGACGTAAAGTAAAGACCGTACCACAAATTTACATCAGTGGCCAGTATGTTGGTGGCTATGACGAACTAATGGAATATTTAAATCAACCGATGACAATAGAATCAGGCGACGAGTGTCGCGCATGTGAAGGCTAAGAGGAGAAAACATGTCACTTACAGAAGTATCTAAAACTTATCGCCCATTCCTATACCCATGGGCGGTAGAACTAACAAAAAAGCATGAAGAGATCCATTGGGTCGAAGACGAAGCTGAACTATCCGAAGATGTTCAGGATTGGAAAACTAAACTGTCTGATGATGAAAAAGAATTTATTACACAAGTTCTTCGTCTGTTTACTCAGTCTGATGTTCAGGTAGGCGAAAATTACCATGAGCTTCTTATTCCTAAATTTAAGAATAATGAAGTACGTAATATGCTTTCGTCATTTGCTAACCGTGAAGGTGTACACCAGCGCGCATATGCTCTCCTCAATGATACTCTTGGATTACCTGACGAAGAATTTCATGCTTTCCTTGAATATAAAGAAATGGCGGATAAGATTGAATTTATGTCACAGGGTAATCCAAATACTCTGCAAGGTCTAGCACTTATTATGGCACAATCTGTATTTAACGAAGGAATGAGCTTGTTTGCTTCCTTTGTAATGTTGCTGAACTTCCAACGGTTTGGCAAGATGAAAGGAATGGGAACAATTGTTGAATGGTCAATACGTGACGAATCAATGCATGTTCAGGGTATTGCTAAACTCTTCCGCGAATTCTGTGATGAGCATCCACGTATTGTTAACGATGAACTAAAATCTAAAATCTACCAGATGGCAAGAGATGCAGTTAAGCTCGAAGACGCATTTATTAAACTATCATTCAAAGGTATTGATGATGTACAGGGATTAACAAGACAAGAAGTAAAAGACTATATCCGACATATTGCAGACCGTCGTCTTCTACAGCTTGGCCTGAAGCCAACATTTAAGGTAAAAGATAATCCTCTACCGTGGCTTGATTGGGTACTGAATGGTGCTTCACATGATAACTTCTTCGAAAAACGTGTTACTGAATATTCCGTAACTTCTATGGAAGGCGATTGGGACTGGGACAAAGTAGCATGATCGAATTCAAAATCGAATGCGAAGAATGTGAAGAAACCACATATATGGTAGCATCTGATCATCCAGAATTTTGTCCTATGTGTGGTCGCAGAAGCGAAGCAATCTTACACAAGGGATTAGATCTAGACGAGGAAGATTGGGACTGATATATAGATGTATGTGGTACTATAATGATAGAGAATTTAATCCCTCCGAAGATCAATTACGGGATTGGGCAGGATTTGTATACATCATCACGGATCTTACCAATAACAAAAAGTACGTTGGTAAAAAGGGATTCTGGTCGAGAAAAACACTTCCCCCGCTTAAAGGTAAAACCAGGAAAAGAAGAAGTATTGTCGAATCCAACTGGAAAGACTACTTCGGATCATCTGACCTGGTTAAACAACTCCTTGAAGATCACGGTGAGAAAGGATTCCGCCGTGAGATACTATATCTCTGTAAATCAAAGGGAGAAATGGGATATCTCGAAGCAAAAGAACAATTCGATAGATCTGTATTGTTAGATGATACCTATTATAATGGTATTATTAATTGCAGGATACATCGATCTCATGTTAAGAGGCTAAAGGATGGAGATATGTTATGAAGACGAAGTTTGGAAGAATATAGACCCAGATCATATTTGGGTTTTAGATAAATTTATTCTTTCAAGAAAGTTAGAATACATCTGTGGCCCAGTAGGTATGGATGTACCCGAAGATAACAGATATATCGTTCGACCGTGTAAGAATGCACTAGGTTTAGGTATCGGTACAAGTTTAGAATATTTACAAGCTGTTGACTGCGGTACAGATCATCTTACCCCAGGATATTTCTGGTGCGAAGTATTTAAGGGAAGACATTTTAGTGTAGATTACCAATGGGGTAAAATTAAACTTGTTGTCGAGGGATTTAAAAAAGAAGATACGTTTGTAAAGTGGGATAGGTGGGAACAAGTTGATGATTTGCCTGCTATAGAAAGAATTATAAGTTTTCCTAAAATATTAAATCCGATAAAAGAAAAATATGAATGGATTAATTGTGAATTTATTGGTTCTCGTTTAATCGAAGTACATCTTAGAAAAAATAATGATTTCCAATGGGGTAATACATCTTTTATACCTGTTTGGGAAGGTGAAGATATAAATCCACCTAACGGATATAGATACATAGAGTATCCAGATATTCACGGGAGGATAGGAGCTTATGTACGAATACAAACATGAAGAAGAAGTTTGGAAAAATTATGAACGTAGGAATAAAATACGAAGATTTAGATCTAAGTAAGTTAAGCGTTGATGAATTAAAGGATTTTGGTAGAAACATTATTAAAGATAATATTGTAGTTGTCAGAAATCAAAAATGTAATGAAGAAGATATTTTACGTATCTGCGAAACATTCGGCACTGTTTTGAAACCTAAGCAATTTTTTATGCATCCAGAATATCCTGGATTATTTAGGGTTACTAATAGAAGAGAAAACGGTGAAAAAATCGGAATTTTTGCTGATAAAGAATTAGATTGGCACTCAAATGGTAACGGTCGTCCGAGCGGCAAGGAATCTTGTGTTGCTCTTTATTGTGTCGAACCAGGTGAAAACAGCATCACAAGTTTTTGCGATACACGTAAAGCTTATAGAGAATTACCTGACGAAATCAAAGAAATAGTAGATGATGTAGATTGTACTTTCCAATTCAAAAATAATACTTTTTACAAATTAGACGAAGATGACAAAGAACTAATAATGTTTGAAAACAAACGGATTTATCCAGAAGGAGTTACTAAACCTTTAGTATATAACCATCCTTGGGATAATGATAAAGGTTTATACTTTACGTTTCATTACATAAGAAAAATGTGGAGACGTTCAGGAAAGCCATTAGATGAAAAATGGCTTAAAGAATATTTAATCGATCATGTGTTTCAAGAAAAATATATATACCACCATAATGATTGGAAAACAGGTGACTTTATTTTTATGGACCAGTTTCATAGTATACATAAGCGCAACCAAGTTGAAGGAGATAGGTTATTGTATCGTATAAGTTTTGATTATGGAGGATTGTTTAATGAATGAATTTAGCTATAAATTTGAAGATAGGTTTACGGAAACAAAGGGCTATGACGGTACATTTAAAATATAACCCCTCTAACCTAAGCTTGAGACAGAGAGCTAGTTTAAGCAGGGCGAATAGGCAGGCCAAAAAATTATTAAAACCATCAAAGCATAAGGGAGACGACTCGTGTACGAATATAAGTGTAAAATCCTCAGAGTAGTAGACGGCGATACAACAGATGTAGATATAGATCTAGGATTTGGTGTATGGTTAAGAAAACAAAGGATTCGGTTTCATGGTATTGATACGCCAGAAAGTCGAACCTCCGATAAAGAAGAAAAGAAATACGGTCTTGCTGCTAAGCAGTTTGTAAAAGATCATATTCCTGTTGGATCTACACAAATTCTAGTTACTATGAAAGATGGCGTCGGAAAATACGGTAGAATACTCGGAAAATTCAAACTAGAAGACGGCAGAATTCTAAATGAAATGATGATTGAACAACATCATGCAGTAGCGTACTTCGGACAATCAAAAGATGATATTGCAGAAGGTCATATAAAAAATAGAGAATTTATAGATGTTACGGAAATTAAAATAAAATAACATAAAAGGGGATTTACAATTAAATAAAAATATGGTATTATATAATGTAAAAATTGGTGCTTATGTTAAATAGACTTAAATCAATTAATTTAGATATCACTAACCGATGCACACTTGAGTGTCCAAAGTGCCTAAGAATATCTTATAGGAAAAACGGATTACGTATTCCAGGGCATAATATGTCCTTCACAGAATATAAGACTATTACGGACTACTTTGATAAAATACATTTCTGCGGGAACGTATCTGATCCAACCATGCACAACCAATTCCCGATG